TGAACAAAGAGTTGGCAGACCAGTCAATTGGATTATTGATTACAACAAGCTCGGCCCCCCTAACTTATCTGGACAATACGATTTCTATTACCAAGGAGACTCACTAGGAGTGGATTTAGTTGGGGAAACTCTTGATGTTGCAGAAATGGTCGGAGCAATTGAAAAGGGCGGCGCTTGGTATACTGTTAATGGAGAAAGACTTCAAGGACGTGCAAAGGCAGTTCAGTATTTACGTGACAATCCAGAAGTTGTTGACAAGTTAATTGAGGATATCAGTGCCAAATCTTGATGAGTTTTTAAGCAAATCTACCATTGAAACAGTGCCTCTTGATGAAATGGTTGAAGTGATAGAACAAATGAGACCCTGCTCTAAGTGTGATTTATATGTTGATACATATCAATTTAATAATCAAACAATGGAAATGTATTGGAAATGTAAGGATGGACATGAGACAAGGTATTCGGTTGGATAATGTCTGAGAGAGCTGAGGTTAAAAGAGATGGCGCAAAAGCACAAAAAAATTCTGGTAGAGGTGACTATCAAAAGGGTGACGCACAGTGGAAGCAATTCCTTGTAGACTATAAAGAAGCTGGCGTTTCTTTTACTTTGAATAAAGATAACTGGGCAAAGATATGTACAGACACCTTTAAGGTAAACAGGGACATGCACCCAGCGCTAAAAATTATTATTGGTTCTGATTCTAAGGTTAGGCTGGGAATAATAGAGTGGTCGGTTTTAGAAGAGTTAATACAGTTCTGGGAGGAACATAATGAATAAATATCAGGTTATGCCGCAGGTTGTTATATATAGAGATCTTTTTGATAAAGATGAGCTAAAGAGGTTTTATGACTTAATGGACCTATATGAAAATGATACTAGTGAGTTTGAGATTGTGCATGAGGAAGACTCGACAAGAGGAGATAATCATGGAACTCTACCGATAGAGCAAAGAGACAATTCGCCTATAAATAAATGGGTCCCATGGCATACATTTGGCAAAAAGACATTTTTTAATTTTAAGCATAGACCAAATGTAATTGAAGATGAAAACATTAAGTTTCTATATGACTTCAGAGAAAAGCTGTATTCTATATTTAAAATAGTTTTTGATGACTATATTAATGAGTGGTCAGAGTCTGGATACTGGCCAGAGTATATTGATAATTGGGAGCTTAATGGACCTGGCTCAACAAGAATGCACTACTCAGTCATTGAGGTTTTAAAGCACGACATACATGCAGAGAAAAATCTTGCAATTACGTTTCACACTGACGCACATAAGCACAGAGTTGGTCAGCCAAGAGCCCAGCAGATTATCACAATCACGATATACGTGAATGATGACTATACTGGTGGAGAAGTGGAATTCTTAAATGAAATTGATGAGATCCCAAATGTTGTTACATATAAGCCAGGTGTAGGCGACGTCACAGTATTCCCATCAGGAATACCATATTTCCATTCAGCAAAAGCAGTAACCGAAGGAAACAAAAAAGTTTTTGTAAGAGTTTTTGCACAGTGGGATTACCCAGGATCACAAGAATGGGCAGATGGTATTGCCAAGTATGGTGAAGAAGAATGGCTGCGTTTAGTAGATGAAGATGTGCAGGCAAAGGTTTCTACTGGAATATATGACCGTGAAGTTCGTATTGAAGGAACGGTATGGCAAGATGTAAACCCGTCAATTAAAGTTGAAGTTGCAAAAGAAAACCATATATATGTTGATGGAAGATTAAGATGACTATCTTTCTATTAGGATTAATGGTAGGATTTACATTAGGGTACCCAATTGGGCTATTCATTGACAAGTGGGACAAAAGGATTAAAGATGGCGGAAGATAAAAATACACTTCAGTTAATTAGTGATATCACTGAGTTCAACGATCTGCATGAATATATGCAAGATGAGCATCTTGATAAGGCACTTGCTATTGTTGTTAAGTTATTGATGACCCCAGATGTACCGTCAGCAAAGGCCCCAATGCTTATAATGGAGCTTCAGGCAATGTCAACTAAATTTGCAGTCATGTCTTCAGTCTATTCTACTATTGCTAAGGATAAAGCAGGAACCGTCAATAACAATAAGAAGAATGTCTATTACTCAGTAAAGGAGTCCATAGACAAACTTGTAGATGCACTTAAGTATGTTGTTAGGTATAACTCATAAATGGCTAGAGATATTGTAAAGAACCTTAAATTTAAAAAGCACACTGGAAAATTCTTTGACCCAGAAAAATTTGCTGCATTGCTTGATGAGTCTTATCGTAATACCAAAAGAGCAGATGGAGAGATGACCAAGAAGTCTTTTAGCCCAAGCTCCCTTGGATACGGTCATGGAACATGCCCAAGATATTGGTACATGGCTTTTTCTGGTGCTGTATTTATTGATGATAATGATGCCGTAGCAGTTGCAAACATGGCTCAAGGCACACAGGCTCACGAAAGACTCCAAAAGCTCATCAGGACAATGCCTGAGTGGAAAGCTGAGGAGGAAGAGATTGTTAGTGAGTATCCACCTATTAGAGGATTTATAGATCTAATTATGGAGTATGATGGCGAAACTGTAATTGGTGAAATTAAAACGGCAAAGCAAGAGGTTTGGGACACTAGACAGTCAGAGATGAAGTCATCAGCAAACCACATGCTTCAGCTATTAACCTATATGAAGTTAAAGAATGCTAAAGAAGGGTTTTTTCTATATGAAAACAAGAACACCCAAGAGATATTAATTATTCCAATCTCAATGAATGAAAAGAACAAAGCAATAATTGAAGAAGCTTTTGCATGGATGGAGCAAGTCTGGGATAACTTTAAAAATGGAGAACTTCCAATAAGGCCACCAGGATCTACAAAGTCTAAGATGCCTTGCACATATTGCCCAGTTAAAAAAGCTTGCTATGACAAGTCTGGTCCAGTCGGCACAGTTGAAATAGATTTATACAGGGTGCCTAAAATATGATTTGTGCCAACACCGAATGCGCCAAAGAGTTTGATTCAAAAACACATAATCAGAAGTATTGTTCTGACGAATGTTGCCGAGTTGCAACTAATAAAAGAATTATGCAAAAGTATTATGAGAAAAAGGCTATCAAAAAGGGCGCAGTAAGACTTTGCAAGAAATGTAAATCGCAGCTAAGCAGATATAATTCAGATAACATTTGCTCTTCATGTCTAAAAGAGACTAACTCCAAGGCCAGAAAGTTATTACAGGACATCCTCGATGAAATTAGCTAGCCTTGTGAAAACAAAAGCAAATAGGGTATTGGGCATAGACGCTTCAACAAACTCTATAGCCTTTTGTTTAATGGAAGGCGATGTACCTCTTAAGTGGGGTAAGATCAACCTAGTCGGTGAAGACATATATGAAAAAATTTACGATGCAAAAAATAAAATGGCAATGATGTTAGATGAGCTTAAGAGTGATTATATAGTAGTTGAAGGTGCCATACTTGTCAGATCACCTGATGCTGTGATAAAATTATCATATGTCTATGGAGTTGTTATTGCTGAACTAATGTCTACTGGCGCTAAAGTTATTACTATTAGTCCATCCGCATGGCAGGCGTACATTGGCAACAAGAATCCGACAAAAGATGAAAAGTCTGCAATAAGGTTGGCAAACCCAGGGTATGCAGACTCATGGTACAAAAATCAATTAAGAAATATGCGTAAGCAAAGAACTGTAGACTACTTTAATAAAAAGTATTCCCTACAGATTTCAGATTTTGATGTTGCAGATAGCTTTGGCATAGCACACTACAGCAACCAGGTGCTTACAAAAAGATGAAATTATATCAAAGTAAAGATTGGCTGTATAGAAAATATATCGTTCAAAAGAAAACTATTACTGAAATAGGAAAAGAATGCGGGGTCTCTGCTATGACTATACAGAGATATTTACAAGAATTTGGGTTGGTTAGAAAAAAATGAAAGATTTTTGGGATGCTCTTACTGGGCAAAAAGGCGTAGATTATTTTACTGAGCTAAACAAAACCTCTGTATACAATGAAGTTATTGATGCAATGAGAGAAGGAAAATCTGCTCTTGAATTTGGTGCGGGGGTTGGAAGGAACCTAGACTCTATTCTTCAGACATTCAACCATGTAACAGCATACGATATACCCAATGTTGTAGATCTTGTAGACAACTTTGATGGACTATTTGATAAATCTAGGGTAACATACACATCTGACTGGGATAGCTTAAAGACAAAAAAGTTTGATGCGATACTTGCTCTTTCTGTACTAGACCATATCGAAGAAGAGTACCTAGTTCCATACCTAGAAGATATTATTAATATGTCAAACAGATTTGTAGTTCATGGACGCAGACTCATGGATGATGGAAATAAAGATATCTTGACAATTCTCGAAAGATATTTTATCATTGACATACTAACTACAAATACTGATCTAAACAATAATGAGCAGTTCATTGCAGTATTAAAGCCAAAGGAATAAAATGACAGATTATCCAAACAAGGCTGGCGGATACCAGGCTTGGATAACAGACCTACAGCTAATAGCAACAGATGCTCCTTCTGGACATAAGATAATTGTAGAGTGCTTAGAGATGGCAGAAATGCTAATTAAAAAAAATGTGTCTTATGGAAACTCTGCCCTTGATCCAATCCGTATATTTTCAAAGGCGGATTCAACAGAGCAGATTAGAGTTCGTATTGATGATAAGCTAAATAGGATTCAAAATGATCAAGCTTTTCCAGGAGATAATGACATCGATGATTTAATTGGATATCTGATTCTTCTTAAAATTGCCAATAAGTCTTAGTCAACTAAAACATGGTATAATTTATATATGAGCGAATTAGAGCCTGCCGTACACTTTGACAGAATGAACAAGGTTGTTCAGGAATTATTAAAGGGTAACTCGGCAACACAAATAGCAACACTTACTGGATTCTCTAGAAAAGAGGTTCTTGAGTATGTTGATGAATGGAAGTCCGTGGTCCATAATGATACCAACTTAAGAGACCGTGCAAGAGAGGCAATATCTGGTGCCGATGAGCATTATGCAATGTTAATTAAAGAAGCCTGGAAAACAGTAGAAGATGCCGATACACAGGGACAGCTCAGTGTAAAGGCTGGCGCCCTTAAGTTAATTGCAGACATTGAGACAAAAAGAATAGCAATGCTCCAGTCAGTCGGAGTTCTTGAGAATACTCAGATTGCATCTCAAATTGCCGAAACTGAAAGAAAGCAAGACATCCTTGTTGGAATCCTAAAAGAAGTGACTGCTGGATGCCCTAAATGCAAGCTAGATGTTGCAAAAAGATTATCTCAGATAACAGGTATTGTTGAGAGTGTTCTGATTCATGAGTCAGATGCTGTCTAATACATTTCCATTTTCTGCAAGCGTAGACAATTTTAAAAAATTAAGTGATGGCATATGGGTATATAAAAAATTTATTTCTGATCAGGATTGTGATTCTATTACTGGTGTTGCAAGTAGCATCCCAGACAATATGTGGTTTGAAAGAGATTGGTATAAATCTACTAAGAAACAAATAAGCCACTTACTTCCAGTACACAACCATTTAAAATCTATTTTAAAAAAAGATTTTTATCTTGGAGAAAATCTTAGCCTTGTAAAATTTATAAAAGGTCAGACATGGAATCTTCATAAAGATAACCACGACTCAATTCATTTGTTTGAAGCTAACTTAAGTGTAAAAGAGGGCGATACCGTATACCCAGCTGAATATACTACCCATGGCGTTATATTTTATTTTAATGATTATGATGGCGCAGAGATATCATACCCAGAGATTGGAATGCAATACAAGCCAGAAAAGGGTGATATGCTAATTCATAGATCAGACATATCTCATGAGGTGCTGGCCTTAGAAAGCGATATAAGATATACACACTCTAATAAAATTTTTGTATATATTGATGTCCCATTGGGTGTAAAATGAGCTTTGATTTTTCTGACCTAATAGATATTCTGGACGGCGAAGAGTTTGAAGAAAAGCCAGTAGATTTAAGGACATTTGTAAATGATCCAAACTACTTGGGGTTGCCTCCTCTATCAGAGTATCAATACACTTTAATTGAAAAAAGCTCTCAGATTTATAAAGAGTCCACGCTAAAAAAATTATTTGGCGAAGAAGAAGGTACCACTAGATTTAAACAAACTGCTAATGAAGTTGTAGCACAGCTAGGCAAAGGCTCTGGAAAAGATTATTGCTCAACAATTGCTGTAGCTTACATAGTTTATTTACTACTATGTTTAAAAGACCCAGCAACATATTATGGCAAGCCTCCTGGTGACTCGATTGATATTATTAATATTGCTATAAACTCGCAGCAAGCAAGCAATGTATTTTTTAAAGGCTTTAGAAGCCGCATAGACAAGTCTCCATGGTTTGTTGGTAAATACTATGCAAAGGCATCTGAAATCCAGTTTGACAAGGCAATCACAGTTCATTCTGGGCACTCTGAAAGAGAGGCGTGGGAAGGATACAATGTTATAGTGGTTATCCTAGATGAGATTTCTGGTTTTGCTATAGACAATACAACTGGTCACGATCAAGCAAAAACAGGTAGCGCTGTATACGATATGTATAGGGCATCGGTAGACTCCCGTTTCCCAGATTTTGGCAAAGTCATTCTTCTTTCATTCCCTAGATTTAAGAACGATTATATACAGCAAAGATATGATGCAGTTGTAGGAGAAAAAGAAACTGTAATCAGGGATCATAAATTTAAGATGTACGAAGAGCTTCCAGACGGAACAGCAGGAAATGAATTTGAAATACAGTGGGAAGAAGACCATATCATATCTTACAAGATACCTAAAGTATATGCTATTAAGCGCCCGACTTGGGAGATCAACCCAGTTAGAAAAATTGATGACTTTAAGACAGCCTTCTATACAAACCCAACAGACGCTTTATCAAGATTTGCTTGCATGCCACCTGACGCAGTTGATGCATTTTTTAAATCAAGAGAAAAAGTAGAAAAAGCTTTTAGCGTAGGACAAATAGCAGTAGATACATTTGGAAGACTGGAGGAGTGGTTCCTCCCAGACCCAGATAAAAAATATTATATCCACGTAGACTTAGCGCAGAAGCATGACCATTGTGCCGTTACTATGGCACACGTTAATAGGTGGGTCAATGTTAAAGTAACAGACACATATTCACAGCCTGCTCCAATTGTGGAGATTGACGCTGTTAGATACTGGACCCCGACCCCAGATAAATCTGTAGATTTTACTGAAGTAAAAGACTATATTCTGTCTCTTAAAACAAGGGGATTCAATATAGCAGTATGTACCTTTGACAGATGGAACTCTCATGATATGATGCAACAACTAAAACAATATGGCATCAATACAGAGATTCTGTCTGTCGCTAAA